CTTGGCTGAAGCGCTTGACCGCAGTCGATTAGCAGGGCTGGCCTGCGAGGCAGCGTACTCAGCGGCACAGAACAGATGAAGAAGTCCTGGTCAGTCACAGCGCTAGGCTATCCACCATTCCCCATGATCATGCAAGAAGACCACGACCACGCTTGTGCACTGGCATTCGCCCAGGGCATCTGGCCTGGTGCGTCCGTAAAGTGAGGCTTGATCAATGACCCGCTTGAAGTCCCTCGGCAACCGCGTTGGTACCCAAGGCAGCAAGCTGCCGGTCATGGTGCCGGGATCATGGCGAACCGATAAGGCGTCATCTAGTCAGCGCGGTTACACGTACGCATGGCAGAAGGCGCGAGCCGGTCACCTGTTGAGCCATCCGTTGTGCGTGTACTGCGACCGATTGGGTCGAGTCACCGCCGCCACTGTGGTTGACCACATTGAGCCCCACCGTGGCGACATGACGCTGTTCTGGGACCGCAACAACTGGGCATCGCTCTGTACCACCTGTCACTCATCCGTGAAGCAGAAGGAAGAGCAGGGCGGCTGAACCGCGTAGATCGCCGGATCGAGAAATATTCCCATTTGAGATGAGATTGACTCGCATTGACTGGTAGGGGTGCCTCGAAAGTCTGGAGCCGTCTTGCTCTAGACCACCCGGTCCCGCATTCGTAGTTTTTTTCCCCTTTTCAGGATTTTTGTTAATGGCTTTAACACCCAAAAAGCGCGCATTCGCCGACGCTTTGAGGGGAGGTGCGTCCAATAAAGAAGCGGCGATAGCCGCTGGTTACAGTGCTTGCAGCGCATCTGCTGCCGGTTCGCGGCTCGCTAAAGACCCCCACGTCTTGGCTGCACTGGCAAGCAGCGCCGTTAACAAAAATGTTAAAGCCAAGCCACCAGCCAAACAGGCCAAGCCGGAGCAGCCTGCCCTCGGCGACGAGGAAGACGGCCCAGCGTTCGACCTGTCCAGGGCGCTTACCTTCACCGACCCCAAGGCATTCCTGATCGCCGCCATGAACGACCCGGAAGCGGAGGCAAAGCTGCGAGTCGACGCCGCTAAGGCGCTGATGCCGTTCATGCACCAGCGCAAGGGAGAGACCGGCAAGAAGGAAGATAAGCAGACCGAAGCCGAAAAAGCGGCCGCCGGGATGTACAGCACTGGCAAGCCGCCGCCTCTGCGTTCGGTGAAGTAGATGGAATGGTCGACAGCCTGTCCCGACTGGGAGCGCCGGATACTCTCTCGCCAATCGCTGATTCCGTTCCCACCGCTGTTCCGATCAGAGGCCGATGCCGCGCTCGAGCTGTTCAAGTCGCTGCGGGTCGTCGATGTGCCAGGCCAACCGACTTTCGGCGAATGCTGCGAGCCGTGGGTATTCGATTTCGTTGCCGCCATCTTTGGTGCCTACGACGCCGAGACCGGCAAGCAAATGATCCGGGAGTACTTCCTGCTGATCAGCAAGAAGAACGCGAAATCGACCATTGCCGCCGGAATCATGGTGACCGCGTTGGTGCGCAACTGGCGGGACAACGAAGAGCTTTTGATCCTGGCGCCGACCATCGAGGTCGCCCAAAACAGCTACAAACCAGCCGCCGCAATGGTTCGGGCCAACCCCGTGTTGGAAAAGATGCTTCACGTTCAGGATCACATTCGGACGATCACGCACCTGACCACCAAGGCGGCTCTGAAGGTGGTGGCCGCTGACTCCGACACGGTGTCCGGCAAGAAGTCCGGCAAGATTCTCGTCGATGAGCTCTGGGTATTCGGCAAGCGGCCGAACGCCGACGCCATGCTGATGGAAGCCACCGGCGGCCAGATTTCGCGGGATGAAGGGTTCGTGATTTTCCTCTCCACCCAGAGTGACGAGCCCCCAGCGGGTGTTTTCAAGCAGAAGGTCGATTACTACCGCGATGTGCGGGACGGCAAGATCGTCGACAAGAAATCCCTGGGTGTGATTTACGAATACCCGAAGGCGATGGTCGAGGCAGAGGATTACCTCAAGCCTGAAAACTTCTACGTCACCAACCCGAACATGGGCCGATCTGTCAGCCGCGAATGGCTCGAAGACCAGATGATCAAGGAGGCTCAGAAAGAGCCTGGTGCACAGCGCAAGTTTCTGGCCAAGCATCTGAACGTTGAAATCGGGATGAACCTGCGTGCCAACCGGTGGGCGGGCGCTGAATTCTGGATGGGCCAGGCGAAGATCAAGCGGTTGTCACTTGAATTGCTGATCGAACGCTGCGAGGTGATCGACGTCGGCATCGACGGTGGCGGGCTGGATGACTTGCTGGGTATGGCCGTTGTTGGCCGAGATGCCAAAACCCGTGGGTGGCTGGTCTGGACCCGTGCCTGGGCTCACCCGACCGTGTTGGAGCGTCGGAAAAGCGAAGCGCCACGGTTCATGGACTTTGCCAAAGACGGCGACCTGATCCTGGTGGACTACATCGGAAAAGACGTCGAGCAGGTCGCTGAGCTGGTGTCGCAAATCTACGTCTCTGGGCTTCTGGACATGGTTGGCGTCGACCCGGCGGGCGTGGGCGGCATTCTTGACGCGCTGATCGCTGCGGAAATCCCGAAAGAGGTGGTGATTGGTATCTCCCAGGGCTGGAAGCTTGGCGGCTCCATCAAGACCGCCGAACGCAAGCTCGCAGAAGGCGGCATCGTCCACGGTGGGCAGCCAATGATGTCCTGGTGCTGCGGTAACGCCAAGGTGGTGCCGGTTGGCAACTCGATCTTGATTACCAAGCAGGCTTCGGGCACCGCAAAAATTGACCCACTGATGGCCTTTTTCAACGCCGTGGCGCTTATGTCGCTCAATCCCATGGCGCGGGGCAACGTGGATGACTTCTTTGATAATCCAATAATGGCAGGGCTCTGATGGCGAGCAAAAAGAAACCGGGGCGGATTCGCTCCGCGCTTCAGAGCTGGCTCGGCGTTCCTGTCGGGCTGAACAGTGAAGCGTTTTGGCAGGAATGGTTCGGCACGTCCACCAGCGGTAAAAACGTGACGGTAGATGGTGCGATCCGGCTTTCCACGGTATGGGCCTGCGTTCGGCTTCTGTCTGAATCGGTCTCCACGCTGCCGCTCAAGTTATACCGGCGCATGCCTGACGGATCGCGTGAATCTGCACGGGATCATCCTCTGTACCGGGTCCTCTGCCGGACGCCCAACGCCGAGATGACGCCGCAGCGATTCATGCTGATGGTGGTGGCCAGCATCTGCCTTCGTGGCAACGCGTTTATCGAGAAAAAATTCATCGGCGGTCGGATCGTGGCACTGGATCCGCTGAAGCCGCAGTGCATGACGGTCAAGCGCCAAGACAACGGCCGGCTGAAATACACCTACAACGAAAACGGCATCGACCGCGACATCCCCGAAAAGAACCTAATGCACATTCGCGGCTTCGGCCTGGATGGTGTGTGCGGCATGTTGCCGGTCACCACCGGGCGTGACGTGATCGGTGCGGCGATGTCGGCGGAAGAGGCTGCCGCCAAGGTTTTTGCCAATGGCTTGCAGGCTTCCGGGTTCCTCACCGTTGAGGGTGGTGCAGCGCAGGGCGCAGGCACGCTCACACCCAAGCAGCGCGAGCAGTTACGGACCAGCCTGGCCGCGTTCAGCAACTCCAAGAATGCTGGCAAGACCATGGTTCTTGAGGCGGGCCTGAAATACCAAAGCGTCACAATGAACCCCGAAGCAGCGCAGATGTTGGAGACCAGGGCATTCAACGTTGAGGAAATCTGCCGCTGGTTCCGCGTCCCGCCGTTCATGGTCGGTCATATGGACAAGCAAAGCAGCTGGGCGGCCAGCGTCGAAGCGCAAAACCTGCACTTTCTGACCAACAGCTTGCGTCCGCTGCTGGTGAACATTGAGCAGGAAATCACCCGATGCCTGATCGGCGATGCCGATGCTGATGAATTCTTCGCCGAATTCTCGGTTGAAGGCTTGCTGCGTGCTGACAGCTCTGGTCGTGGCGCCTGGTACAACACCGCTCTCATGAATGGCTGGATGAGCCGCAACGAGGTTCGGCGTCTGGAGAATCTGCCGCCAATACCTGGTGGCGACATCTTCACGGTCCAGTCGGCCATGGTGGCGCTGGAAAGTCTGGAGCAGGGCTCTGACATCTCCGCCAAGTTCAACCGCTTCATGTCCAAGGCGCTCACCGCGCACAAAGACGGCAACAAAGAGGCGACACGGGAGCTGCTGCAGGACATCTGCACAGCGCTCGACGGCGGCGACCCCGACGCGCCGACGATGGCCCACGCCCTTATTTCTATATCCCGGCTCAGCATCACTGAACCCACGGAGTAACCATGACGATCAGAACACTGCCTGCCGCACCGGCGGGCCGCCCGTGCGCGAGCGCTTCATCGGATCTCTTGCCGCTGGCTCTTGAACGCTGGAATCCGGACATTCGAGCCGCGACCGAGGAAGAGAACACCATTTCGATGTTCGATCCCATCGGTTACGACTACTGGACCGGCGACGGTGTGACCGCCAAGCGAATCAGTGGGCTGCTTCGCTCGTTCAATGGTGCTGACGTCACCGTGAACATCAACTCGCCCGGCGGCGACATGTTCGAAGGCCTGGCCATCTACAACCTGCTGCGCGAATACAAAGGCAAAGTCACCGTCAAGGTTCTCGGTATTGCCGCTTCGGCGGCTTCTGTCATCGCGATGGCGGGTGATGAGGTCCGGATGGGCCTCGGGGCCTTCCTGATGATTCACAACTGCTGGGTAGGCGTCGCCGCAAACCGGCTGGGCCTGCGCGAGATGGCTGACACGCTTGAGCCGTTCGACAAGGCGATGGCCGACATTTATGCGGCTCGCACCGGTGACGGCATCGAAGCGATGCAGAAGCTGATGGACGCTGAAAGCTGGATCGGTGGCGGCGCTGCGGTCGAGAACGGCTTTGCTGACTCGCTGCTCGACAGCGCCGAAACCAAGGAAAGCGCCAAGGCTTCCACGCCTCAACAAATTGCCGCCCGCCGCCTGGATGTGATCTTGGCCAAGCAGGGCATGCCGCGATCCGAGCGGCGGGCAATGATCCAAGAACTCAAAACCGGCACGCCTAGCGCTGCCGACTCTGGTACGCCGAGCGCTACCGAATCAAAGGCCCTTCCGGCCGACGCCATTGCTGAACTCGAAAAGGCCCTTGCCTCGTTCAAGTCGGCAGCCTCAACAGTACCTGGAGTTTGACCCATGACCGATACAACCGAACTGCTCAAGAACGTGTCCGCCGAGCTGGCCAAAGCCACTAGCGAATTCAGCCGCAAGGCCGAAGATGCGCTGGGCGAAGCCAAGAAGGCTGGCACCTTGTCCGCCGAAACCAAGGCTGCCGTCGATGAGCTGGCGCTGAAATTCAACTCGCTGACCGAGGCCGAAAAGCAGCTCAAGGCCCAGCTGGGCGAGATGGAACAAGAATTCGCCCGCCTGCCTGCGCAAGGCACTGCACAGGCGCGTGATGGCCTGGGCGCAACCGTCATCAAGAGCGAAGCGCTCAAGGCCTTCGCCGCCAGCATTGAAGGTGGCAAGCGTATCAATATCCCGGTTAGCGCCGCTCTGCTGTCCACTGATGTGGCCCAAGGCATTGTTGAGCCTCAGCGCCTGCCAGGCATTGACGTTGCTCCCAAGCAGCGCCTCTTCATTCGAGACCTGATTGCGCCTGGCCGTACCAGCTCCCCGGCTATTTTCTGGGTTCAGCAGACCGGCTTTACCAACGCCGCGCGCGTGGTTGCTGAAGGCATGCAAAAGCCCTACTCGAATATCGAGTTCGCTTCGAAGCTGACAGCCGTATCGACCTATCGCCCACATGTTCAAAGCGTCCAAGCAGATCCTGGACGACTTCGCGCAATTGCAGTCGACCATCGACGTGGAAATGCGCTACGGCCTGAAATATGCCGAGGAGCAAGAAATTCTCTTCGGCGACGGCACTGGCGTTCACCTGCACGGCATCGTTCCGCAGGCTTCGGTATTCGATCCTGCGTTCGAAGTCGAAAATCGGTCCGGCATCGATGACCTGCGCTTGGCCATGCTGCAGGCTCAGCTTGCGCGCCTGCCAGCCAGCGGTCACGTGCTGCACTTCATCGACTGGGCGAAGATCGAGCTAACCAAGGACAGCCTCGGCCGTTACATCCTGGCTAACCCGCTCGGCCTCGCCGGTCCTGTCCTGTGGGGCTTGCCGGTTGTAGCCACCGAGGCGGTGGGCTTCCAGGGCAAGTTCTTGACCGGGGCATTCCAGACCGGCGCCCAGCTGTTCGATCGTGAAGATGCCAACGTGGTGATCTCGACTGAGAACGCCGATGACTTCGAGAAGAACCTGATCTCGATCCGATGCGAAGAGCGCGCCGCTTTGGCCGTGAAGCGTCCGGAAGCATTCATCTACGGCGAGTTCACCGCCCCGGTGACAACTCCTTGAACCCCTGACCGGGCTGCCGACAAGGCAGCCCACTGGAGGCAATCATGAAACTGAAAACTCTGAAACCGCTGTATCTGGGTGGGCAGGTTTTGCCTGAGGGTCGCTCGTTCGAAACCATTGAGCAGCATGGTCGTGAGCTGACCGCCAAGGGCTACGCCGAGGCAGATAGCTCTGACGATGAGCCAGCGGTCACGCTCGAAAACGAAGTGGGTGCCCCGGCAGGCGTACTGACCAGCGGGTCGCTTGATATCTCGCCGGCAAAAAACGACCCACCCAAAAAGCCGGCTGAGCCAGCCAAGAAAAAAGGCGCGTGACATGTCGGTGATCGATATCTCAGTGGCTATGCGTCATTGCCGGGCAGAAGAGGGTGATCGTGAGCATGTTCAGTTGCTCCTCGATGCAGCCGAAAGTTCGGCGATGCAGTTCATCCAGCGTCAGTTCTACGTTGACGCGGACACCATGGCCGCTGCCGTCCTCGACGGCAGTGCTGGCGAAGAGCCGATGGTCATTGAGAAATCGATCATTGCGGCCTGCCTGTTGATTCTGGGCAGCCTGTACGCGAACCGCGAAGACGTCATTGTCGGCGTCAGCGCAACTGATCTGACGCTTGGGTCTCGCGCACTGCTGGCGCCGTACCGGGCGCAATTGGGGGTGTGATGAGAGCCGGACCACTTCGACATGAGTGCGCGCTGCAGTCCAAGCAGCGGATTCCTGATGGCATGGGCGGCGGCTCTGATGGTTGGGCAGTCGTTCGCACATTGTGGGCGGAAATCACCACCCCAACGGGCAGGACAGCCCCTGTCGCGCAGCAAATGAAGGCGGAAATCACGGCTGAGATTCGCGCTCGGTACGCGCCTGACTTGGTGGCTGGGTTGCGCCTGGTGAACTCCGGCACGACCTATTTGATCGAGGCCGCACTGCCTGATAACGAGCGCTCCATGCTTCGGCTGCTGTGCTCCAACGTTTTACATCCTTGAGGGTATACACCATGAAAGTACGAGCGCTGTCCCGAATCTCCGGGCCTGCTGGCGTCAGAATGCCTGGCGAAGAATTTGTGGTCGACGCAGCTACCGGCACCGACTTGATCGAGCGTCGCGCGGTGGAGGAGGTTGTTCCGGCAGCAGAATCAGCTCCAGCCGATACGGACCCCGCCGCCAAGCCACCAAAGCCCCGCAAGCCTAAGGCCTGACCATGGCGCGCCGGTCCAGTATTCGGGGTGACGTCAAATTGCGCGGGCTGCTGCGTCGGATCGGTAACCAGGTAGAAAGCGATCTCAGACCCGCGATGGTTCAGGCTGCCAACCTGGTGCTGGAAACTCAGACATTCCTGATTCCACGGGACACCGGCGATGCTGGTGACGCACTGACGGCGTTTGTCTCGAAAAGCGGTCTTGATGCTCAAATCGGGCTTCGCGGCAAAAAGGACAATCGTCGCTACTTCTATACGAAGTTTCTGGAATACGGCACCAAGGGCTACACGCGCGGCGACACCGTGATTCCTGCTCGGCCTTCGCACCCTTGGCTCCGGCCATCCTATGACCTGAATCGCGAGCAGATTGTCCAGTTGATCAGTCGCGCGATCGCCAGCACGCTCAAGAAAGCGGCGGAGACGACATGAGCGAACCAGGGTTGGCGCTGCAAAAGGCGCTTTACGACAAGCTGACAGAGAGCCTGAACGTTCCGGTGTTCGACTCGGTACCGGCGGGAACGCCGTATCCCTACATCACCCTGGACTACGAAACTGCCGACAACTTATCGCCCCTTTCTGGGAAAAAGCGAGAGAACAGGCTGTTTTATCTCAGTGTCTGGTCGGACTACAAAGGCCAGTCCGAAGTGAAGAGCATCAACAGTGAAATCTCGACGGCCCTGGACGAGGTCAAGTTGCCGCTGAGCACCGGAAACGCCGTATCAGTCCGCGTCATCCGCACAGCATCAACCCGTGATGCTGACGGCGTCACCTTCATGGGTTCCGTCACGCTCCGCATCATCACCCAACACTAATTTTCCGCCCATCCGGCCGCGCTGCGGCTACATCACCTGTCCTCAGGAGGACTACCCATGCCTGTAAATACCGCTGCCGGTACGCGACTTTCCATTGGTCCGCGTCTCTCGGCAAAACTCCCAGCCGACGAAGCTGCAGCCAAAACTCTGCTGGCTGCAATCACCTACGTCGAAGTGGGCGAGCTGGAAAACATCGGCGACTACGGTGACGAGGTCGGCGACGTGACCTTCTCGGCACTGGCCGATTCGCGCACCCGCCACTTGAAAGGCCTGGCCGATGCTGGTTCGTCCGATCTGACCATCGGCTTCGATGTTGGTGACGCTGGCCAACTGGCCCTGGTCGCTGCTCAGAAAGACCGGTCCCAGTTCGATTACCCGGTCAAGGTCGAGTATGTCGACGGCCTGATCGATTACTTCGCCGTCAAGGTGATGAGCTCCCGCAAAACCGTGGGCGGCGCCGAAGACGTGATCAAGCGCACCGTCACCATGGGTATCAACTCCGGCATCTACGAGGTGCCTGTCCCGCCTGCTGGCGGCTGATCCGCTGATCCGCTGATCCGCTGATCGTTTCACCTGGGGCCGCAGTTCTGCGGCTTCAGTACTAAATCCCCATTTAATAAAGAGAATTAACCATGACCGTTTCCAAGACTGACCACGGCACCATCGACGTTCAAGTAGGCGCAGAGCTGTACACCCTGGCATTCAATCTCAAGGCCGTGAAGCGTATCGAGCGCACCCTCGGCGGCATCCTGCCTGCGATGCAGGAAGTCCAGAAATTCCGCGTTGATGCGTGCGCGCTGGTGATCATGGCCGGTGCGAATCTGACGCTGAAGCCGAAAGAAGTCGAAGCCCTGGAAGAAGAGATTTATGCGTCGGCCATCATCAACGTGACCCCGTCGCTGATCGAGTACCTGGGCGCGCTGCTGAACCCAGAAGCCAAGACCGAAGAGCAGCTGGAAGCGGCCGCTGAAGACGCCAAGAAAACCCCAAAAAAGTAACGCGCGAGGGGAACGGCAGCTATGTCGATGAGCTTTACGGCATAGCCACCGGCTGGCTTGGTTGGCCCCCCAGCGAGGTCTGGATGACTCCCGTGCCTGAAATCTTCTTGGCATGGGAGGCGCACAAGGTCTATCTGGAAATGACCAACCCGAACGGACCCGCGAAGAAAAAGCCGTCCAAGGAAATGGTCGCCAAAGAGGCGCGGATGAATTTGCGGGCTGCGGCAATGAACAGGCCGCAGGAAACGGCCTAACGGGCGTTCGAGGAACAAATCTTAAGCCCGCCATTGCGGGCACTTATTGCTAATAACCGGTTTCTGCCGGTTTTTTTTCGCCTGGAGAAAACTATGTCAGGTCAAGAAGTCCAGGGGATGCTGGTCCGGATTGAGGCTACAACGGCGCAGCTTCGCCAAGAAATGGCCAAGGCTGATGCAACTGTCGCCCAGGTTACTGGACGTATTGACCGACAGCTGGGCACTGTTGATTCCGCGTTTGATCGCAGTGGGAAAAGCGCTCAGGCCGCTGGCAATATGGTCCGCAATGCGTTGGCTGGTGCGATTGGCGGAGCCGGAATCAGCGCTTTGCTGGCACATGCTGAAGCGTACACAACGATTGCCAACCGGATGAAGCTTGTATCATCAAGCGCGGCGGAATTCACCGCGGCTCAGAATGCTGTCTTTGACATTGCTCAACGCTCCGGCCAGCCACTTGGCGCGACAGCGGAGCTTTATCAGCGAATCGCCCAGAACCAGAAGGAGCTGAAACTCACCGGCCAGGGTGTGGCCAACATCGTTGAAACAATCAGCAAGACGATGGTTATCAGCGGCGCATCAGCGCAAGCAGCTGATGCAGCGCTGGTTCAGCTTGGCCAGGCGTTCGCATCCGGCACGCTGCGCGGTGAGGAACTCAACTCTGTAATGGAGCAGGCTCCCGCTCTTGCCCAATCGATTGCAAAAGGCATGGGCGTGTCCGTTGGTGCGTTGCGTGCCATGGGGGCCGCAGGCAAGCTCACGGCCGACTCCGTGATCAAAGCCCTGCAATCCCAGGCGGGTGCTGTAGATCAGCTGTTCGGCAAGATGCAGAGCACTGTTGGCGCGGGCATGACACGCCTCGACAATTCCACCATCGCATTTATTGGCAGACTGGACCAGGCTACCAGCGTCAGCTCTCGACTTTCCGGCGTGCTGACATCCATGTCCAAGAGCATGGATACGCTGACAGAGGACGGCACTTCGCTGTCTACCACTGTCGCCCAGATAACCAGAGTGTCCGAAACCCTCGCCTACGTTATAGGTGCTCGGGTGGCTGTTTCTGTTGGTCAGGCAGCGGTCTCATTTGCCGCAGCAACGAAAGCGTCGATAGGTCAGGCGGTTGCCCTGGCTACTTCAGCGAAAGCCGCTGATACCGCAGCGCTGGCTGAAGCTGCACTTGCGAAGCAGTCTTTGATCGCTGCGCAGTCCCGACAAGCCGACGCTAAATCCCTTTTGGATCGTGCCAATGGCGAAGTTCTAGCTGCTGAGCAAAAGGTTGCTGCGGATAGGATTCGGCAAACTTCGGATCTGGCAAATATCAAGTCTGTTCAAGGTGTTTTGGCCGCCGAGATCGCTCTGGAAAGGGCTCGCCTTGGTAGCCAAATAAGTGATGCTGGTCGCGCAGCCTCGATGGCGCGCCTGGATGGGCTCAAGCAGGGCTCGATTGCTATCACTCGGCAGGTGGAAGCCGCAGAACAAAAGCTTGCCGCGACAACCTTGGCAACATCGGCCGAAATACAGGCTGCTTATCGCGCGAGAACTGCCGCAGCGGGGGCCTATGGCGAAACTAAAATTGCCGTCGATGCCGCCACTGTTGCGTCTGATCGAACAGCGGCTGCGGCAACAGTTGCCGCCCGGTCCATGAGTGGCCTTGCCGCCTCCGGAAGCATGTTGCTGGGCCTTTTGACTGGGCCTGTGGGAATTATCGCGTCAGCCGCGCTGGTTGCCGCCTCCTTTTTCGACTTCGGGAAAGGCTCTGAAGCAGCGACTGCTGCACTCATTGATCAAGGCTTGGCGCTTGATGAGCAGGTCAAGAAATTCGACGCGCTGGACGCGGCCCAGCGCCGCTATCAGTCCATCAAATGGGCTGAGCAGCAGGCCAAAGCCCTGGAAGAATCCACAACTTCCCTGAATAAGTTTTCGGCTGATGGTGCCGAGGCATTTCTGCAGATCGGCTACAACGCGAACGGGTACAGGGCTCAATTCAAGGAGATGATCGAAGAAGTTCGCAGGGGGCAGCGAACGCTCGACAGCGTTACCGAATGGGCGAAGAAAGATGCGGGCCTTACTGACGAAAAAATCGCCAAACTCTCCGAGTCGTCGAGCGCGTATTCCGCAAACACTAAAAAAGTTGCCGAGCTTGATCAACTGCTCGGACGGGCAGGTAAAACCACCGCATCTGTCACCGAAGAGACCGGCAAACTCACTGCGTCCCAGAACGCATCCGGCCAGACCGATGCGAGCAAGGCCGCTTGGGATAAATACATTGAGCAGCTGACCAAGACCCGTGATCTGCTGGGCGCAAACGCTGCTGCGGAGGCGGCATACACGGCAGCGAAAATGGGCGCGACGCCCGCGCAGATGGCCCAGGCCAAGCTCATCGCCGATCAAACCGACACGCTCAAGAAGTATCAAGAGGCGATTAAGGAGAGCAATACGGTCGAGCAGGCGCGCCTGAAGACTCAACTGGTTGCGCTGTACGCGGCCGAAGACGCCCAAAACGCTGCAGCAGAAGTTCAGAAAAAGAATCTGGCCGACACCGCCAAAGCGGCCGAAGACAGCGCCACCCGCCAAGTCAACGCGATGCAGCGCATCATTGATCAGAATGTGCGTGTCGCAACTGGGACAGATATGCCTCGGCAAAACCTGTCCGGGTACAGCCTGCTCACCAATGGAGGTACGCCCCCCGTTATTCAGGCCCCCGTGGCTGCACCTAAGGCCGCTCCGCTTGACCGCGCGACATCTGACATTGCACGTCTTAACGAGACCACCGAAGCAAATAAGCGTGTAGACAAAGCCGCAAATGCTGCTGCCACCGCGCTGCGCAATCAGGCAAAGGCCCTGGAAGAGTTGCTGGCGAAATCTGGCATTTCCACCAAGTCCGCCAATGACATGGCCAACGCTTACCTAGCTGGCGCCGATAACGTCCGCGCGATAACCGTTCAGCAGCAGATCGAAGAGGAATTACTCAAAACGGGCGCCGGTGCGCGCGACAAAGTGACCGCCGCCGTCAACGCCCTGCACGATGCAGAGGATCGTCGGGACGTTTCGAAGAGCATCGCCCAGATGAAGGTCGAGGTCGACGGGACCCTGAAGCAGGTTAAGGCAACGATCGAGGGCAAGGATGCGCTGGAAGCCTACAACATCGAGAAATCGGTCACCCTGGAGCTGGCAGGCAAGAATATTGCCGTGGGCAGCGAGGAATATAAACAGCTGGTGGCCACCACCAAGGCGCAGCTGGACGCCAATAAGGCGCTTGAACAGGCTAACTCGGTAGACGGCGTCGTTGACCGTCTCAGCCCGCAGATTAAGCTCCTGAACGATTACACCAAGGAACAGGACGCACTGAACGCCGCGATAGACCTCGGCA